CATGCGAGCCAATCGTCCACTTCAGGAAATTGCCCTCAGTGGCGACTTCGACAATCTGGGCCGCGCGCCGAGATAGATACTTGCCGGGAACAAAGCGGGACTGAGCCGAGAGACTGACGCCGATTAGCACGATTAGGGCGATTCCAAGCGATTTCATAACGGCTCCTTATGATTTACCGGACGTGTATAAGTGATTGGTTCTCCACTCGTCTGACATCTGCGGATCGAATGATGGCACGAAGAGCCAGCGCAGCAACCGCGCCCACATCGCGGCCATCATCGCCAGCCGCCCATCAGGAACAGGCCAATCGCCACGCCGAGCATCAGCCCCATGGCCACGATGATGGCAATGTCCAGCCACGGCATGCGGTGGCCGATGCGGATCACAACTCCTCCAGGGCTTTGAAGTAGTCATCGCGGCACTTGTCAGAGCAGAACGCATACTGCCCGTTGCCAGCCCAGATAGCCTCGTTGGCCGGTTCGCCGCAGGTTTCGCAGTTGGGCTCTTCGCGCTCAGGGCTCAGCGCATTGTCGTCGTCAGCGTTGGGTTCCTGACTCCAGCGGCTCATAACACCTCCACGGTGAAATCGTCCAGTTCCAGGCCCAGCTCGTTGACGGCGTAGATGTTCGCGGACGTGATGAGGTCGAATCGCTGCGCGTGTGTGGTGTCCTGCGTCCAGTGCCGATTGGGGCTGGCGTAGATGCCAGACGTGAGGCGCACCGCATACCGCGGGCGGCTGGGGGCGACCATCGCGGCTTCGGCCCGCGAGAGCGCCGTGAGGGTGGCAAACAGGTGCTTTGAAATGTTGTCCATGAGAAGAGTCTAGCAACATCTGCTAGCCATGTCAAGCACTTTTCGCGAGCTTGAAATATTCTCGGAGAATCAGCGCCAAGGTGTGCGGAATTGTGCAGCCACGGATCGCCGCCTCGATCTTCAGGCGTTGCGACAAATCCTTAGGGAATTTGCGTAAATAGAGGACGTGCGTCTCGGCAGGCTTGGGCATACCGCACAGGCTAGCACGTGCGATACGCCTATAGCAAGCGCTATGGTTTAGTTTCTTCGGTCTTCGCTTGTTCCAGCACTTGCACGGCTTGCGCAGGCGCCATCTTCGCAATCGGCTGCACTTGGCCGCGCGTGATTTGACTTCCGACGCCGAAGATCGCCGCGGCCAGTGCGCCAATCGCCGAAATCTGCGGCAGCGTCAGCTTCGCCCCGAAGGCGACCGCGACCACGATGATCGCATTCAGGATCGCCATGGCGCGCACGGGCTCCGTGCGGATGAACGCCGAAAAGGCTTGCATCATGGCTTGGGTATCAGCGCCAAAATCTGGTCAATATGCACTTCGCCGTTGACCTTCAGGCCCATACCAGAGAGCGCCGTAATGATGTCGCGCACGAGCGTAATGATTTGCAGAATCTCACTCAGACTGGCCATACCGCCTCCTAATGTCCGTTGCCGCTGCCGCTCACCTTCGTGCCATTGACCGCGGGCGCATTGATGGCCAGCCGACCGATCCGATTCCCTTCGGCTTCGCTGCAACTGCCGCTAAATTGCGTCATCGCCGTCAACTCGAGCGCGACGAAATCAAAGCCCGCGACCATGCCCCAGCCGCCCGCGAAGCGTTCGAGACAATCATTGATGCTATCGAGAAATTCGGCATCGGTCTGTGCGATCCGCTTCTGATAGAGCAGGCCCGTCAGCTTGCCAACATTCGGATTCCAGAAATCGGCCACGACTCCGCCGGGTTGCTGAAAGCTCGGATACCCCTCCTGGAAATGCACATACACGAGCGTGCCCGCCTGCGCCATGCAGAGCGGACTGAGCGCGTTGATCATGTCCTGCACTTGCGTCGGCGTGCGCCACAACGACAACTCCCAGCCGATGCAGAACATCGGCACCGTGCCCACGAGCGCATTAATCACAGGCGTCAAGTTATCGACGAGCGTCGGCGTATCGTAGGTGCTATCGAAGTCCTTCGAACTGAGCATCACGCACGGATAGAACCCGTCATCGATTAACTCTTTGCATGTGGCGAGGAATGATTCCGGTGTGGCACCTTGTCCGTGGCTGTCCGGCCACGAGAGCAACACATGCGTATAGTCCTTGACTTGCCATTGTCCGCGAATCGCCGCGCGCCAGCCCGTGTCATAGCGGTCATAGAACCAGGAGAGCAGCAGCGACGGGTCCGCCGCGCCACCAGGGACTGGGGGCAGCCCCGGGATTCTGATGCCGCACATATTCGCGGCCCAGAAGCGCGGGGCAGGCTTAAAAGGGTCGATGGCTCCGCGCTCTAGACCCGTGACGACTTCGCCGCTCTCGCCAATCGTGGCCGGATAGAGGCGCGTCACGAAGCCATACGCCTCGAACGTCATGTCATACATCGCGGCGCCCAGCGTTGTTTTGCAATCGCCGCAGGCATTCGTCACGGATGACCAGTCGCCCATCGTCGTCGATTTCCCGCTGACGACGGCGCCGACGATCGGTTTGCCCTCCGGATCTTGCACATGCCACACCACAAAGGCCATTATTTCTCCTTCTGTAAGCGCTCGACGTCGGCGTTCAGCTTGAGCAGACGATACTCGATCTCGGTCAGCCGCGTCTGAATAATCTTGTTGTTGTTGGCCTGCCAGACTTCGATGATGGACTGGCGCCGCGCCTCTGTCGTCGCCTTCGCTTCCTTCGCAAGCCCATCCCCGGCCCATACCGTGCGCGCCAATTGCTCCAGCACGACTTCCTCGGCTTTGTCCCGCGCCTCCTGCGCGGCGGCGCGTATTTGCAGCTCGCTTTTCAGCGCCGCCAGCTCCGTGGCATTCTTATAGGTCGCATGCAGGCGCGTGCCTTGATACGTGATTCCGATGGTGAGAATCACGATGACGGTACTGGCAATCGCTAAGCGCACATCGCTCAATCTTTTTTCCGGAAGCATGAATCCCTCTCCGATTGCCCGTGCGCCGCGTTGGCACACATTTGGAGGGTGACGACATAGAGGCGTTCGATCGACGCGGCCATTTCCGCATGGACACGTTCAGATTGGAGGAGTCGTTCGTTCGTGATGATGACTTCGGAACGAATGGCCGGCAGGGTTTGCGCGCCGATATACGTCAAGTAGCAGGCAATGGCGGCCATGCCCCCAATTTGGACGAGCGCTTTCGCCCATACCGGCAAACGCGCGGCAAGCGCATCTCCAACGGCGTTGGGGTCGAGCTCAGGGGGCATGTCAGACGATGCGCGCAAGGGTAGCATGAACACCGCGATATGTAGTGGTCGGGTAAGAACTTAGCCACTCTGTATGGGGGCATTGACAGCGGGAACATACTAGTTCGCGACATGAGCAAAGAACACGTCGTGCAAGCCGTGCTGGAACATCTCGCCGCCGATGTGGCTGAGCTGGAACAGGAAGTGGTCATTTACCGCGAGATGAGTCAGATCCTGCTGGCCCAGAATGGCGAACTGCTGCGGCATAATGCGGCGCTGAGGCAGCAAATCAGCGATCGCCGTGAGGAAATTCGCCGCTACACGGAATCGCAGATGACGAGTGCCTAACGGGCTGCGCTGGACGGTCGAAGAATACGCCGCCTTTCGCCGTCGTATGGATGGCCTGGCGCCGCCGCTCCCGTTGCCCTTGCGGCCTCATGCGCAGCCCTTCGATCGCTTCCTCGAGCTCTGCGCCGCGGCCAAGCTGCCCATTCCGGCGCGAGAGGTGCTGTTCCTGGCCGATCGGGATTTCCGCGCGGATTATTGCTGGCCGCTGCAAAAAATCATCGTCGAGCAGCAAGGCTTTCGCGACCACTCGACGCGCAAAGGCCTCCAGCGCGATTACGAAAAGCTGAATCTGGCGCAGGCCGCTGGCTGGAAAGTCTTTCAGTTCACGCCGAAGCAGCTCGGCAGCGTCGACACGATTGAGTGGCTCCGCTCGCAGTTAGGTAGCAATCAGACAGATGAGAAAACGATTGGCTAACGTAGAATGACCACTAAAGCCGGGCGGGGGTGGCCACCCCTCGCTCGACGCGCACCGCTTGCTACTTCAGGCGGTGGCCCGGCCCCTTCACTCAAGTAGGAGTGTCTATGGCTGTTGGTCCCCGTCCGATTCCGTTTCCGCTTGCGTCCATGAAAGGCTTGGACGCCCTCCTCGATGAGCCCATCGAAATGATTGATTGGGTCGTCGCTAATCGTATCCCCGCCGGCAGCGTGAATCTCCTCGTCGCGAAACCGAAAGTCGGCAAAACCACCGCAGCCCGTCACCTCGCCGTCGCCGTGGCCACGGAGGCCATCTGGCTCGGCTCGCAATGTGCCATGGGCGTCGTCTGGTATCTCGGTTTTGAAGGGCGCCAAGCCGACCATCTGGCCCATTTTCGCCAGTTTGATTTAGAACCGGCCGACGCCGCCCGCATTCATTGCTATTTCCAAGCCCCCACGCCCGCTTTTATGAAGGAACTGGCCGCGCTCGCCAAACAGGACCGGCCTGCCCTCATCATCGTCGACACGCTGCAGCGCCTCATTCGCGTCAAATCGATGGAGGATTACGCACAAGTCACCCTCGCATTTAACCCCCTCATCGCCATCGCCCGCGAGACGGGCGCCGCGCTCCTCCTCCTGCACCATGCCGGCAAAGCCGCGGACCGCGAAGCCCTCGACAGCGTCCTCGGGTCCACGGCGATTGCGGGCTCCGTGGATAACACCATCATTCTCGCCAAGCGCAACGGCTTCCGCACCGTCTCGACGACACAGCGCGTCGGCCCAGACCTCGATGAGTGCGTCCTCCAGCTCTCGGCCACGGGCCGGGTCTCTCTCGGTGGCAGTCGCGTCATTGCGGAACAGCGCATCTTTAGCCAAAAGCTCTACGATGCCTTAGCGAATAGCCCCACGCCCACACTGTCCCAATTCGATTGGCTTGAACTCGTCGAAGGGCGCCGACAAATGAAGCTCCATGCTATTGCCCGTCTCGTGACTGATGGCTCCGTCATTCGCTATGGTCTCGGTAAGGCGAAAGACCCCTTCTTCTACGCGATTGCCGTGCGCTCATGAGTCTGTTCCGCTGTTCCCTAGTTCCGCTGTTCCCTAGTTCCATGTCTGTTCCCATACACCCGGAACAGACATTTGTCCCATTTGCAGATTTCCTAGCGTTCTGTTCCTGTTCCCAGTTCCCACATATAGTGGGGAACTGCGGAACTAACTATATATATGAAAGTCGTAAAGTCCCCTTCACTGCCTCTTTCCGTTCCCAGTTCCCACTACAGGGGTATCCATGACTCGCTCGTTTTGTGACCGCTGCCACGACCAAATCTTCGACGGCAAAGGCGTCTATCTCGCCATCGCTCACGGCACGGCCTTGGGTGAACTCTGCCCCACCTGCTTCCATGCCCTGCAGACGTGGCTCAATACCCCACCCGTCCGGCCTAAAGCTGTGGCATAGTTCTTGACAAACTTGACAAAGACTCGCGGACCACACGGCGGCAAGCGTCCAGGCCAACGCCCGCCCACCGGCAAAACCTGGAAATGGCCCAAGACGATGGCGAAGGATGCCGCGCGGGAAAAGGTGCGCCAAGCCATCACCGCGCATTTAGACGTGCTCATCGCTGCGCAGGTCGCCAATGCCAAGGGCTTGCAGTATCTGGTCTATCGCGATAAGCAGACGGGTAAATTCGAACGTGTGCGCTCGCTCGAGCATGTCGACCAGGACGCGGAAGTCATCGAGGTCTGGGAGAAAGATCCATCCGTCCAAGCGTTCACGGATTTGCTGAACAGAGCGATTGACCGGCCGAAGGAACAAGTGCAGGAGATTGAGATTCGGGCGGATAATACGACGGCGCTCGATCGCGCGAAGGAGCGATCGTTGCTGAAGTTGAAGCCATGAGCATCTATGAGACGTTTCTGCTGGGCGTGCTCACGGGCGGGGCGATCTTCTGCGTGGTCATTCTCCTCGATGCCTGCTATCCATGGGTGTATGAACGGTTCCGCGCCAAGGTGTTGGGGCCGAGACGATAATGCCCGCACCATCACGCAGCTACGATGACGACCTCGTGGAGTGGTGCGCGTCGCTGTATGCGGATCCCCTGGCCTGGGTGTGCGGCGCGTTCCCCTGGGGCGAGCCAGGCCCCTTGCAGCACTATCGTGAGCCCGACATCTGGCAATGCGAATTCCTCGAATGGCTGGGCAGCGAGATTAAAGCGCGGGACTTTGACGGCGTCCATCCCGTGATGCCCATTCGCGCGGCTGTCTCCAGTGGCCACGGCATCGGGAAGGGCGCGTTAACGGGCATGCTCGTCTCGTTTCTCATGAGCACGAGGCGCCATGCGAAAGGCGTGATCACGGCAAACACAGGGCCGCAGCTACAGGACAAGACATGGCCGAGCATTACAACATGGGTGAAGCGGGCGATTACGCGGGACTGGTTCGAGCTGAATACGAGCATCCTGTATCGCAAGGGCCATCGCGAAGAGTGGAAGTGCAGTCCGCAGACGTGCGACCCGGATAACAGCGAGAGCTTCGCCGGCCAGCATAACGCCGCGAGCACGAGCTTTTACATCAACGACGAAGACAGCAACGTGCCCGAGATTATCCACGAGGTGCAGGAAGGCGGCTTGACGGACGGCGAGCCGATGCAGTTCTTGTTTGGCAACCCGACGCGCAGGCGGGGCAGCTTTCACGACATCGTGTTTGCCGGCAAAGGACGCGGGTGGAAGACGTGGCAGATTGATGCGCGCACGTGCCAGTTTCCGAATAAGGCGCTGATTGCGGAACAGCTCGAGGATTGGGGCGAGGATAGCGACCGCTTCAGAGTGCGCGTGCGCGGGCTGCCGCCGAATGCGGAAGACGCGCAGTTTATTGATGCCGTGCGGGTGCGGGACGCGCAGAAGCGCACGGTGGAGGTGCTGGATGATGAACCGCTGGTCGCTGGATGCGATTTGGCATGGGGGGGTAAAGATTCCAACGTCATCAGATTTAGACGAGGGCGCGATGCTCGCGCAATCCCTGCTATCCGTATTGCCGGCGAACTCACGCGTGACCCTTCGGTGCTCACCAATCGTCTCTCTGACGTATTGGGTGGAACCTACGGCGGACATCGTGTATCTATGCTGTTCCTCGACAGTGCCGGCATTGCCGGCAGCATCGGGACGCGCCTCCGAGAGCTTGGTTACACGAACCTGCTTGAAGTGAACTTTGGCGCCGACAGTCCCGACAAGAAATACCGGTATATGCGGGACATGATGTGGGGCCGGATGAAGGACTGGCTGGTCAACGGGGCGATTGATACGTCGCCGCGGCTGGAGAACGACCTGACGGCGCCGGGGTTGCGGGAAGATTTGAAGCAGCGGGTGTGGCTGGAGAGCAAAAAGGAGATGAAGGCGCGGGACGTGCCGAGCCCGGATGAAGGGGACGCACTGGCGCTGACGTTTGCGCAGACGGTGGCGCGGAAGAAGAAAGAAGAGCCGGTGCCGCAGCCGTCGTTTACGGGGTTTAGTCAATCGTGGATGGGTTAGGATAGGGCGCCGCATGTTCCACTTACCGGATTTGCCCATTGTCGGCTACAGCACGACGCGCGAGCGGGCGCTGACGGACAACATTCAGGAGTTCATTCGGCAGATTGAGCGCGACCGGCCGCGGCTCCTGACGATTGTGTGCGAAGGGCGCGACAAGTGGCGGAAGGTGGCGGGCGATATCTGGCGCGGCTATCGGATTGGGGAAGAGGATGGCACCCTCAATGCGATCTTTGCGTATTTCGAGTTGCTGGCGAGTCCGCCGCGCGTGCAAGCCAAGTTGTTATTGGCGCCGAAGAATGCGTTGAAGTGGCGGGAGACGATGCGGCAGGCGATGCCGGGGATTGAAGCGGAACGCGAAGCCTTGAAGGGGCTCAAGCGATGAAGCCGATACCGAAGATGAACGTGAGCGGAGCGGCCTCCCATGCCGAGCAATTACTTGCGGAGTTGCGCTGGCTCGCTGGGATGGAGCGCGTGGCAGATGGCGATCAGGCGTTAGCGGTGGTGTTGGATCAATGCGCAGATCTGCTCGAGAAGGCGTTGAAGCGATGACGCTGGTCTATGCGATTTGGGCGAGCGTGTTAGCGGTGATTTTGGCGGTGGCGATCTGGTTCGTGAAGTGCGACATGCGGGGGAAGTAATGACGCTGACGCGTGGCGAACTGGAATACCTGCTCTTATTGGCCACGAAGGAGCAGCAGCGCGTCCATGTGCATCAGCATGGCGTACTCCATCCCGTGCTGTTCCCGCATTGCCAGCATCCCGATTGTTTGTTTGTGCACGAGATCGCCGACCTCGTGGCGGGCATTCCGCGCAAGAAGCATCAGTTGATTGAGGTCGCCTAGTGGCGAAGGATCTGATCCGCGAAGCGCGGGAACGCTGGAACCGAGCGGCGGAAGCGGAAGAGCAGCAGCGCAATCGCATCGTGCGCGCGAAACAGTTTCGGGTGGGCGACCAGTGGCCGGCGGCGATTAAGCTGGCGCGGGAAGGCGGGAACAGCTTGCAGGGGATGGCACCGCAGCCGCCGCGGCCGTGCCTCGTGGTTGACCGCCTCTCCCAGCCGGTGCGGCAGGTCTCCAATACCATCAAGAACGCGAGCTTCGGGTTTGACGTGCTGCCGGCCGGTGGCTCGAGCGACCAGGACACGGCGGATATCTTTAAGGGCTATCTGCGCTGGATGATGAACAACAGCCGTGGGGAATCCCCGATTGAATGGGCCGCGGACCAGGCGATCGAGGGCGGGATTGGCTGGTTCCGGCTGCGCACGGATTACATCAACGAGACGTGGGACGGGGAGCTGACCGAAGAGGCCATGTGGCAGGCGCTGCGAATGGAGCGCATTACGAACAATCTGAGCGTGTATCGTGATCCCTCGGCAGTTCTGCCGACATATTCCGATATGGGCTGGGCGTTCGTCACGAATGATATCTCGAAGGACGAGCACGAACGGAAGTGGCCGGATGCGGACCTGCGCGGGCTTGAGGCCTTCATGTCCACGGGCGATATGTCGAAGTGGTCCTCATGGGTGAGTGAAGAGAGCATCAGGATTGCCGAGTATTACCGCATCGTCTACACGAAGCGCCATCTGTATCAACTGCAAGACGGGACCGTCACTGAAGAAAAGCCTGATGACAAGAAAGACATCAAAGCTGAACGCGTCATGCAAGTGCCCAGCGTGAAGTGCGACATCATCAACGCCGTGCAATCGTTGCAGTCGTTCGATTGGGTCGGCTCGCGGATTCCGCTGATTCCGATTCTGGGCGAAGAGTTGAACGTCGACGGGAAGATCTGGCTGCGCGGCGTGATTGAAGAGGGCATGGACGCGCAGCGGATGGTGAACTACACGTATAGCGGCGCCGTGGAGATTTTCGCGCTGGCGCCGAAGAACGCGCCGATGATTGCGGCGGCGAGCGTGGCGAACTATAAGCAGATTTGGCAAACGCGGAATATCATCAACCACGCCTATTTGCCGTTTGACCCGTGGGATCAGGAAGGGAAAGAGTATCCGACACCGATGCTGGATACGACGGAGCCGCCGATTCAGGCGGCGGTCGAATTGATGCGCGTATCGGAGGATGCGATTAAGGCGACGACGTCGACGGGCGATGCGAGCCTGGGGAACACGAACCCGAATGAGCGGAGCGGGCGGGCGTTGCAAGCCTTGCAGGCGCAATCAGACCTCGCCAACAGCAACTATCCCGATAATGTGAAGCGGGCGCTGATTTACGCGGGTGAGCTCGCTGTTGAGATCATTCCGAAGATTACGACGAAGGGGCAAATCATCCACATTCTGGGGATGGACGATGAGCCAGAGCAGGTAATGGTCGGTCAGCCGTATCAGGAAGGGCCGAACGGGCAGCCGCAACCCTCACCGCCGAACATTACGCCGGAAATCGCGCAACTCGAGGGGAGCCTGCACAAGTTTTATGACTTAAATAACGGCCGCTATGCCGTGACGGTGTCGGTGGGGAAGGCGACGGCGACCAAGCGCGAGGAGGGGGCGCAGGCGCTGGGCGAACTGATTCCGCATCTGCCGCCAGAGATGGCCGCCGTGGCTACGCCGGATTACGTCGAGCAGTTGTCCTTCCCGGGCAGTCACAAGATTGCGGAGAAGTTGCGGAATGCGCTGCCGCCACAGTTGCAGGATCAGAAGGATCCGAAGAACCAGATCCCGCCACAGGCGCAAGCGATGATCCAACAGTTGCAGGGTGAACTCCAGAAGGCGCAGCAGTTCATCCAGACGAAGCAGGCCGAGCAGCAGGGCAGTTTGCAGGAGACGCAGATCAAGGCGCAGACCGATTTACAGATTGCGAAGCATAAAGCTGACACGGATGCGGATCGGGAATTGGCGCTGCAAATGATGAAGAACGCGACTTCGATCGCCGTCGCGCGTATCTCGGCCAGCAAGTCGCAGCTGGATCCAGTGGCGGAGGCAGCGGAAGAACGGCTCGCGACGGGTTTGCAGCACGCGCACGAGGTCGGCATGCAAGGCATGAAGCAGCAGCATGAAAAGGATCTCGCGGCGCAGGCGCATCAGCAAGCCTTGGAGCAGGGATCGCAGGGCGCCGTGATTGACCAGCAGGCGCAGGAAAGCGATCAGGCGCATCAAGCGGAGATGGCGCAACAGGCGGCGGAACAAGCGAAGCAGCAACCGAATGGGGGCGGCGGTGCCTAATCCGCTCGTCATCCAGAAGCCGGAGCTGCCCGCGAGTATCAACCCGCATGGCGCGTCGGTGTTCGATGCGCCTGGGCAGGGCATTTTACGGAAGATGGTGAGCTGGCTCGGGCTGGATGATCCGCAACAGGTGATGGGCGTCGGCGCGGCGATGGATGTCGGGCCGATGGGCGGCGGGCTGATTGATGCGGTGGCGCAGCGGTTCCCACGATTTGCAGCGGCGATCAAGGCGTATCACGGAAGCCCGCATGATTTCGAGGCATTCGATACGAGCAAGATCGGGACGGGGGAAGGCGCGCAAGCCTACGGGCACGGGTTGTATTTCGCGGAAAATCCACAGGTGGCTGAGGAGTATAAGAAGGCCTTTACAGGATCAGCCCGCGATGCTGCGCCGGTGAGATATCAGAATATTGAATATCCCTCTGGCACATCCATGCATCGCGATCTAGCGGATATGAAAGCGATGGGTAAAGACGCATGGATGGCCGAAGCGCAAAAAGCCGTTGATTTCAATAAAACGTATGCGCCAGATCAAGCGGCGTTGTGGCAATCAAGAATCAAGACAATGCAAAGCGTTGATCCCTCGCTGATTCAGGTCAATACGCCAAAGATGTATGAAGTGGGGATCAACGCGCACCCGGATCAGTTCCTCGATTGGGATAAGCCGCTGAGTCAACAGCATCCTGACGTGCAGGAAAAAGTTAAAGCTCTGCTCCTACCAAACGCGCAAGAGCGGTATATGAGTAGCGGAGGATTTTGGAAACCGCCTCCCCGCGACACTATGACCGGCGCTGAGGCATATCACCATATTGCTGACCGGCTCAAACAGGATGAAGGCATAGCAGGGCCAAACGTGGCATCGCTGGAACTGAAAGAAGCAGGCATCCCCGGCATCAAATATCTCGATCAGGGCTCGCGTATTACGGCAGGCGTGAACAAACTAGGCGACAACTGGTTTATTAAAGGTTCGATGACACCATACCCGACACAAGCTGCTGCCGAAAAGGCCGCCGAGGCCGCCGGGAATGTGTCGCGTAATTTCGTTGTGTTCGATGCGAAGACGATCGACATCCTGAAGAAGTATGGCCTGCTGCCCCCGGCGGTTGGTGCTACCATAGCCGCCCAGCAGCAGGCGCAGCCGAACGGAAGTGGGCAATGAATACCGCGACGAAGTTTTCGCCAAATCCGCAAGATCGACTGATCGTCGAACTCCAGAAGCGGAAAGCGGGCCTGATTGCCTATTGTCAGATCAAGCTGGAATCGGGCGACTGGCATGCCGTGCAGGATGCGGCGTCCGATATCCGCGAGATTGAAGCCAAACTGGAAATCCTGCGAGACGGCAAGTGAGAGCCCGCCTGCTCGTGGGTTTGCTCGTCATCGCCTCCCCGGCGCAGGCGCAGATCTTCTGGAGTCAGCCGAACGTCACAAGTGCGGCCGTGGCGCAAGGGTTTACCTATAAAGTGTATGTAACGTCTCCGGGTGTGACGACGCAATCCACGGCGACCCTCACGATGGTGACGTGCTCGACGACGGATACTGGTTCGCCAGTCACGGCATCCTGTCAAGCGCCCGTCACGCAGGTATCATCCATCGGCGCAACGGTGCCGGGCGCCTCGTCGCAAGTGACGGCCACGGATACGGTCAATAATTCAGCCGAAAGCGCGAAATCCGCGCCCTTTGTGATGTCGGGCTGTGCGAATCCGGCGAATGTGTCACTCACAGTCGGGTCGTGGGCGCGCACACTACCGACGGGTGGCGTCGGGCAAGTGCTGTATTCGCTACTGCAAAGTAAAAGCGATGTGACGATGGTCAGCGTGTTGTTTAATGGCGTGGAGCAGGGCCGATTGAATGGCGCACGCCTCAACGACGTCGCGGGTTCCTATTTCACGGCCACCGTGCCGGCGGGGACGTATCAACTGACCGTGCAGGCGACGGATGTGAATGGCTGCACGGCTGGCGGGGCGACGCGGC